CCTGTGGCTCCAGTAGGTCCCGTGAGTCCTTGAGGGCCTGTGGCGCCCGTTGGCCCCGTGAGTCCTTGAGGGCCTGTGGCGCCCGTTGGTCCCGTGAGTCCTTGGGGGCCTGTAGCTCCAGTTGGCCCCGTGAGTCCTTGGGGTCCTGTGGCGCCCGAACCAGGAATTACCCAATTAATCCCAGTACCTGAATTATTCACGGCCAAGACGTAGCCAGGCCGTGAAGCAGAACCTGGTATGGATATATTTGAAGCAGAAATACCACTCGACACATTCAGGGTTGCTATGTTGGCCAGGGAGGCTGTGAGGTTCGTGCTAAAGATGTTAGTGGTCGAAAGAGAATTCGAGGCGTAAACATTTCCAGTAACCTGCAGATTTGATGTAGGCGCCCCAGTTGATCCTATCCCCACCTGGCCTGGAAATGTAAGACTCGTTGTTCCAGACCACTGAGAGCCTACAAATCCGACAATATTTGTAGTGTAGATGTTTGCTATATTCGCACTTGTCGAGAATAATGATACCGTATTTATAGTCGTTGCATTAAGGTTGGCTATTGTTGTCAGACCATAAATAGTCCCCTTGACATACAAGTTTCCCGTAAATGTACCGTCTCCGCTGATTACATTACCAGCGATGACGTTACCAGTTGTCGATAGGACATTGTTTGTGATAGTCACATTTGCTGGCGGCGTACTCGACCCGATGTTATTTATCGTTATCAAGTACGGGGCCGGCCCGTTGGCTATGCTATCACACATCTACTCTTTTAAAGATATTTTTAAACTAAGCTTGTGCCTCGGACCAAAAGAGGTTGATCTGTGCAGTCGCGGTTGTTGTTGTAAGATTTGTACAATAGATTAGGAGAACATCCGGGCCGTCGGGGAAGGGCTGGTTTCCTCCAATAGTGCTATTCGTCAGTTCCTTGAGTCCTGTGAGATCTAGGTTATTTTGATTATTTGCTTGCACAATTGTCTGGAAAATGCGTTCACCTGGCTGAGGAACACCCGTTATCAGGTTTCCGGGATAGTACTGAGCGAAACTTGGCTGAGTTCCGTTTGTGCTGGTGTTAATATTTATCCAGTTTGCTGGATTTAAATAAACATTTGTAGGGTTAAGAAATCCAATGGTCTGCATATTCACTGGAGAAGTGGCTTCCAGCTTCTGGAGAAGGAGCTGTGCGCGATTCAAGAGTTCCTTCTGACCGATGTCTCCCGAAAGACCGTTCGTCACGCTAGGCGCCAGACGAATCGCAAAGGCTGAAACAGCAGAAGATGCCAATGATACGGAAACCGACGCCCCAGAAAGTACACTCAATCCAGATGTTGTATCAGTTATTATTGTTCCTGCGCTTATCTGAGATGCTGTGGAAATTACAGTCACGGATGGATTTGTCGTATTAACTGCCGTAACCGTACCTGAACCCTGGCCTCCCGAAAATGTCACAGAGTCGCCTACAGCGAAAGAAGATGTTGACGGATTAATGAAAATCTGAACCGGGCTGGTCGTTGTCTGGGCAATTGAGGTTGAAACTACAGCCGTGACTCCCGTTGTGTTGTTAGTTATAACTGAACCGGCCGCTAATGCTGGAAATGTTCCGACAAAATTTATAATTATAGAAGAGCCAGATGCTACTGATGATACGGTCGCGTTACTAAACCGAGCGTTGGTTATGGTTGGAACTAAAGATGGTACAGCTACGAAAGTTAGTCCAGCAGTTAGGGGAGTGCTGGCTCCAAATCCTGTACCTCCCGTCAATATAAAAGGTGAAGAAACGGTCGTGCCGTTTGTTCCTACAATAAAATAAACATTTCCTCCTGTCCCTCCCGAGCTTGTTACTGATACTATATACGGCCCAGGTGCTACAGGCTGAGTTATCGAAAGAGATGGAGGGTTAGTTAAACTCCCTGTACTAACTGGAAAACTATATGAAGAAATTGTAGGAACTATCTGGGCTATTATTGGTGGTCCGTTTAGATCAGTCTGCGTGAATCCTCCCCCGGGATACGTAATAAAGGCGTTAGACGAAGACAATACTGTCGTCCCCGCAGCCGCTGCCGCCAATGGTATAAAACAGTTTGCTTGCGTGGTAGATGATCCTGTAATTTTAAACATAGTTCCCGGGTTGGTCACAGACCCAGTGCTCTGTGCCTGAGTAAATCCTGATGTCCCTCCAAATGTTGCAGATCCAAGAGGTCCTGGCCCACTTATGGTTATTCCTCCCAAAACATGTACGTTTGTAAAATTACTCAGAGTAGATGATGTGTACCCGTTTCCTACACTAATAATATTAGCCAGTCCTGTGCCTGGATAAGGCCCTGGTATTGCCGTATAAGTTGCTTGTCCTGGTCCTGTACTGTTGAATACTACTACGCAATTAGCTCCCGGTGTCCCGGTGGGCTGACTCAATCCAAACGCATACGTTCCAGCGCTTCCAGTTGTTGCCGTGAATACGACATTCCCTATGCCCGTAAAACTCGTAGTGGAGCCACCTAGTGAGGAAAGAGGAGTAACGCTAGAGAGATTCAGACCTGTTATAGCCGTAGCACCTGGAGCAGAAAATCCAGCTGCGCTCGCCTGAATTGGAATAGTCAGTGGATTTTGTCCAGAAGTAACAATCGGGCCCATAGTCACGGCCGTGTTCGAATAATTGAAATAGTATCCGCGCTCGCTATCAAATCCTCCGTCGGTCAGGAACGACGATCCCCAGTGCGTCATGGTCGGAGTCGCCGTGCAACTTATGAGGTTTACAGAAGTACCGGCCAAGTGAGTCGAGGCCGCCTGTCCCGTGAACGTCCTCGAAGTGTCAGTGATTACATACGTAAGAGGAGCCGCGCGCGTGCATCCCGTGAAACTGTTTGTCGTGACTCCTGTATAGTAGACCAACTCGTTATCGATGAGCAGAGTTCCGCCGGAAGGAGGGAAATAGGTCGTTGGATCATTGATCGTAATTGTCGTTTGAGAGGCGGTAATATCGCTCACCAAAGACGAGACGGCCGCTCGGGACTCTACCGAGAGCTCGTAACGCACGGGCAAGTTTCCTGAACGCATGTACGCCTCGTCATTCACGTTGTTATTCTTGATCCGGTGACACATGACCCAGTTTCCATCTGGTCCTCGGATCATAAAGTCCACGAAACCCGCTCCGTACCACGTGTACTGAAGGCCAATCATTTGCTGACGACTCAGATCCACCTTGTAGCCCGAGGGTCCTTTGCCGTCGATCGTATCGCGATTAAACTGGGCCTGAGGAACACGGAGCTCCTTGATTTTGCATGCTTTGATGGGGGCATCCTTCGACGCAGCGACCGCTCCGCGGAAAGGAGGGTTGAATGTGAGGATTCCCTGGCCCTGAATACTCGTCACCTGGTGGATCATTCCTCTGAGCGTAAAACGATCATTGACCTTGAGTTGATCCTGGAAACGGGTCGTGGGCGTGTAAAAAGCTGCAGCCTTAATCTGGGCCCCTGAAATGGCCACTTGGGAGGTTGTCGGAAGGAAACCAAGAGTAACCTGGTAAAAGTCTGTCTGACCGACGACCCACGCATATCCAAGACCTGGGAGCTGACAGTACTGGCCCGAAGTTATATTGTGGAGAGTTCCTGATCCATACATGTTGAAAGTATTCGATGTCTCGCCGATCCCAGTCGTGAAGGCAACGACGGTCGTTGTCACCGACACGAAAGAATTTGTAGTGGGCGTTGTTCCTATGAGTATTTGCTGATTTGGACTCACTGTACAATAGCCCGCACAAGTAAAGGTTGACTGACGCCGAACGACACTCAGAGTCTGCCCGTCGTACTCCCAGAAGAGACCGTTAGGATCCTCGAAGGTCCCTGCGCGTACGGTGGAGCCGTGCCAATTTGTGACCACGAGACGAGGCTGATCACCTAAATTCAATACTCCCGAAGTGAGAGCCTGTTGTGTAGAAACATTGATCGTCCTCGAGTCCAGAGCGGCTGTGACGGTGTATCCCGTGCCGTTTATTGCGGAGGTTGTGAAATTTCGGATAGTCACTTGCGCGCCAGTTGTTGGTATACCGTGGGCCTGATCAGTAACCAACTGAAGATTCGAGCCGGCCGGAAGCGTCGCGACCGTCGTTCCTATAGGAATTGCGTTTCCAGTCGGGAAAGAGCCCGTGAAATTCATCGAAAGATTGGCACCAGCAGGCCCAGAAGCTTGTGTCGCTCCAGTTATGGTAACTGTGCCCATGTTGAGCCCCAGGTAACTCGTGACCGTCTGACCCTGGGCGAACCCTGTAGCGGAAGTCACAGGAATTGTAAAAGTTGTACCGCCCGGAAGAATGTTGGAAGTCAAAGAAAGTCCGCTCGATCTAAAAGTGACTGTATTTCCAAGGGACACGTTAGAATAAGTACCCTGGAAGTTGCAAGTCAGTAGTGAGGCGGAGACTGCGTTGATAGTCACGTTGCTCATGGCTCCAAAGGGCTTGAGAGTCGTACCGGCTGCATCATACGTGTTGATCGTCTGCCCAGGCAGGAATCCAGCGGTGCTTGCGACCACGAGGGAAAAGTTGTTGCTCGGAGTTTCTATTGGAGCACCAGATGTAGATACTGAAGCAGAAGTTGATACAATAGATGTTCCGCCTGACACGGTATATGGTAACACCGCAGTTGATCCAAACTGAAGTGGAAGATACGAAGGATTCGATGGAGTCGCATTAGAGCTAAGAGTAACCTTGCCAAATGATGTAGGGAACCCAGAAATTGTTGCATTACTGCCTGCTATCAAAAATCCAGTGTTTGAGTTTATAGCCAAGTTTGATGATGCGGCCAAATTGAAATAGCTTGTTGTTGTTGCTTGGGCCAGACCAGTTATTACTGAATTGGTCGCTAGACTTACTGGCAGTTGAGCAGAGTTTGAAAACCCAACCACTACACCAGCGCTTAACACGTTTGAAATTACAGGAGACCCGAAACTCGTTCCGAGACCTTGTGCAAACATATTTGCGGTAAATCCCGTAGGTGTGTTCAGCGGCACGTATATATTGTTATAGGCCGGAACGTATGTTGTAGATGTCGTCGTGATAACGTTCGTTAATCCCGTTACGGTCGTAAGAGCAGGTATAGTTCCGCCTGCTCCAGTAAATGTAAAAGTGATTGAATTTGATGTCACTGCTGTAATTACAGTACTCGTGAAACCTGGAAGAGACGGATTTGAAAAACTTATGCCCATATTTGGAGCGAATCCAAGAGTGCTCTGTACTGGAATAGTCATGGGCGATGTAGAACTCGGTGCACCCACGAAAGTGTTGGAAACTGGTGGAACAATAGTAATATTTTGTCCGAATGGTATTGTGTTGGCTATTGGTGATGCGTTTGTAAAAGTTAAGCCAAGAAGTGCTGGGGTATAACTCACTGAAGACACTATGCAATTTCCAAGATTGCTCGAAAAGCCAAGGAGAGTCTGACCAGGATAATAATTTGCTGTATTAGAAACCGCGACAGTTAGTACATTAGCAAGAGTTGTTGCGTTTATAGACACGGCCGGGGGAGTAAACGTTCCTGTAAGGACATTTCCTTGAGGGAGAGTTCCTATAATAGTCTGATTGATAGAACTAATATTACCAGAACCAGATGCATAGCAGATCAAATTCTGAGTAGCTGGATTAATCACCAAAACATTAGCATTTAAGGGAGTCAATATTCCCGTCAGATTACTGAATATGAGATTCATGCCAGGGGCAAATAATCCGCCTGAAACTGTGGTATAATTAAGATTTATTGTAGTCCCGTTTATCCATGTTTGGGACTGAAGACCTGTCGTTGGGTTAGATGCCAGATTGATCCACGTCCCACTTGGAATGTTTGAAGTTATCAAATTTGATGTCCCTGTAAAATTTGCTTGAATATATCCGTACCCAACGTTAGAACACGTGACTGTTCCCAAATTATTTATAAAGTTTGAAAGAGGGCCTAGACTCAGAGTCTGTCCAGCAATAAATCCGTTTGCAGTTGGTGTAAGGTTTGTTATGGGTAAAGAAAGCGTCAGATTCACGACTTGAAGAGAAGAAGTTGTAGAAGAAAGAGCTGTATTGGATAACACCGTCCCTGCTGGTACACTGAAAGGAAGGTTATTTCCTGTAGCTAATATGTTGGAGTCCAAATTTAGTTGACTTCCTGAACTCGACGTGTTAGACCGACACTGTCCTAAAAGTGTCAGACCACCTACTGTAATTAATTGTCCAGAAGTAAATCCATTGGAAATATAGGACTGGTTGACTGCAAGAGTTATTTGGCCTCCTGGGATTCCTGAAAAAATTGTAGTACTTGCTGTAAAACTTGTTCCCTGTGCAGTCGTTGATGCCTGACCAGCAAAGCTCGAGCCAATTGAAACATCTCCAAGTGGCCAAGAACCTGTAAAGGTTACTTGAACGTTTCCAGAAGCTACGTTTGCTGCAGTAACAGTTCCCAATGTCGTGGAAAGACCAGTGATAACCTGACCGGGGGCTATTCCGGCAAGTTGCGGGTTCGTTCCAGTCGGAAGGTTCACGGCCCCAGTAAGCAGTACAGTACCTGTTGTCTGAGTCGTTGCATTTGCAGTTATACTTTGTGTTGCGCTAGGCACGAGCGTCTGTGGGTAGGTTCCTAGGAAATTAGCAGTTATGGTGCTTGTGATCGGATTTACAGAAGTTATAGTCAGTATACCCATCGTGTTACTTATAGGTCCTAAACCAGATGTTCCAGAGATTATAGGACCGGCCAATGTCTGACCAGAAGCCAAATTAGAGGTTGAATTAACCTGGAGAACTATCGGACTTGTGAAGAAAGGTACGCCGCTCGTGGTCGTCGTCAGACCTGAAGGGGTCGCGGATTGTATGTCCAGATTTGGAGAGAAGAGGGTACCGGACGAAAAGAGGATTCCCTTGCCCGACTGGTACCTGAAAGCCTTTTTGGATTGGCGAGCGACTGTCGAACCGTGGGCAGGGCTCAGGGTGCTCAAAAGAACTCCTCCGTCGTACGGGCGGTGCTGCTGGCTCGCATACTGTCCTATGTAGAGAGTCGTGTTGGCGCTCGTAAGATTGGCAGATTGTAAAAGGGTTGAACTTCCAAAAATATATGTATTTGCAGCAATATTGAAAGAATTCGAACTCGTCACTCCACTTACGAAAAAAGATCCAAAAAAGTTTGAGTACCCTGCATTTCCTAAAGTAGTTGACTGTTTCGCAAGGAGAGGAGTTCCAGGCAAGAGACCGTGAGCGTTGCTCGTGTAAACTTGAAGGTTAGAAAATCCGTCCGACCATATGCTCGTAAACGGAATCACGCACGTCCCTCCGTTGTATACATTAGCCTTGCGCGAGAATGTAAAGTTTGACTGAATATTACCAGATGGAATATACCCCTTGGCCAGATAGTTTGCCGTCGTCAAAGTATTTGAAGAGACTAGAAAATATCCCTCTGCACGATCAGCATAAAGAGTCGACTGGGGAGAAAGGCCAAACATGGAAATGAATGTTCCGGCATTTGCATATGTTCCACTTGTCGTGTACGTCACGGTAATATTCGATACTGGCCCGGCTCCGTCTGATACAACATTGCTAACTGAAAAATCAGTTCCAGGAATTTCAAAAAAAGATGGAAACTTTCGGATATCCACATACGACTGCCACTTGGTCGCCTGAAGGCCGTACTCGAAATCAGCATCCATCATCGCTTGACCTAGGGACACACGCTGGCGTTCAATCGCGTCTGTGCCAAAGTCATAGGGCCGAGTCTGCATCGGAGGCTGGGTACCATACCTGGCCCCTAACGTTCCGTCTATATTCAGACTCATTTACTTTTAGTAACTCTTTTTTTTGGAGCTCAAGTATCCGCCTCAATTTCAAGAGTGAACGACCAATCGATCCCATTATTATTAATGATGTTTCCGTAACGATCGAGGACCGTGATGTTGAGTCGGTCGAGACGGACCCCTCGGTCAGTCACGAGAACCTTCTGGGTAAACTGGCTCAGTTCTGACCACTGAAGAATACCTCCCGAGTTTACATTCAGGGGAAGCTTGAATGTAATCTGACTCGGCTCGAGCGAAGATTGACCGAGATTTTCTATCCAGATATTGATATACGTATCAAAATTTACAATATATGAATTGACTGCCGTAATAAATGGTCCTGATTGCCCGTTCGTAAATCCAAGGAAAGAAAGCAGACTCAAGGGCGTAACAGTTAGGGTCACTGAACCAGTTCCTGCTGTAAAAGTCATGAGATTCTGGGCTGGATTCAGTGCAAAGACTCCTAAGGAATTACCGATTGTTGTATTGATAGTTGCCAGAAATGACGTAGATGTATAGTTTCCTGGGGGTACTGTATACGTCACAGAGTTTATAGTCATGGTGTTGTAAGGTGCCCGGATGTTGTAAAATCCTATTGGAATCTGGGCATTCTTCAGACTGATGGATCTGATCCGACGGTGCCTGTTTCCCAGGATAATCGAACACTGAAAGGGATTTCCATTCACCTTGTTTACCGAAGCCTGGCCGGCGTAACTGGTCGTGACTCCAGCGTTGACATATGTCTGAGGGCTCGTCACAGTCTGGGCAGACCCTGTATCGACGTGAATCAGATATGTGTTACTCATTTCTACTATTCTTTACAAATAAAATAAGTAAAAGACCTCCGACCAGCAATGCACCAACCATAACCATGTTCGGTCCTGGATCCATCGGCACGGGAGGGGGCAACTCTTGAAGAATACTTTTTCTATAGGCAGCATCTGCATAGACCAGGTGGTACTGCGATATGTCTACTAGATAATCATATTCTTTTGATGGCCGACTCGCAGCGTCTTGTCGATGTAGACTTGGTGGCCAGCGGCCGTCATCGCCTTGCACAGAGAGACATCCTCTGAGTTCATGTCGACGATCAAGGGGCCGACCTGTTCAAGAGGGCCCCAGAACCAAGGATACTTTAGATCTTCAAGGACGCCCTTGCGAATAAGCATCCATCCCATCCCTGCATAAGAAACTGGGACATATCTCGGCTCCGTCTCAAGATCAGAGGGACTCAGGAACTTGAAGGTACCCGTCTTTGTAAAATGGTCTGTGTCCCAATCCTTGACTACGGCCAAATGCTGGAGGTCCTCCATCATGTAGATTCCGGCCGTAACGTCGTGAGGACTATCAAGAATGTTGAAAAAGTCCTCTGGCTTGAAAACAATGTCTGAATCGATCCACATCATTGCATCGTACTCCACCTTGCCCTGGAAAGGCTTCTGGTCGGGACCAGCAAGAACGTCGCCGCCGAGACACTTGGCCCGGGCAAAGTGAACTACTGAAGAGTACTGCTGGCTGATCATGCACTGATGACCCTTGGCAGCCGCCTGCATGAGCAGGTCCGACCAGGCCAAGAGGAACTCACGGGAATACGTCTTTCCGGGCATGCAGAAAACAATCTTCATTTTCTATTTTTCTAGAGTTTATTTCTTTTATCTAGTTTGCGAGCAGAGAACCTCCGATTCCGCTCTGGATCGACCACTTGCGCTGCTGGTCGTGGACCCAATTTCCGTCGCCGCACATACCGCCTGGAGTCAGCCCCATCGTGTAGTAGGACGCGCGGTTGGCCGGGCCTGGCACGCAGTTTAGGTCGGGCTTCATGTCAAAAAGGGCGCTGGGGGGTATGCCGGTACCAGTCGTCACCATCTCGCTGGGACGTAGGACGAACATGCTGGGCTGAGACCGCATACGGAATATAATCATAAGAAGCAGGCCAATGATGACCAGGTGAATAACCGTCTTCAGCTTGATAGGCATCATTTACTTTTGACAAAGTTTTTTTTTCTACTGCGTTAAAGATACTACTTTCATTTCTCTAAAGGTCTTAGAACATGCTGTCGATTAATCCTGACGAGTCTGGTCTAGACTTTAATGATGATGAGGCCGCACTGCTGGATGAGATTTCCTTTGCTCGCCCTGAGAAGAAGACTGCCCGGGCCAAACCTGTTCGTCAGGTGCCACGTATGGTTCCCAGGCCGTCCGCACCCCCCCCTCCAGAAGACGCTGGCCTCGATGATTTTATCAATCCAGACAAGAGGTTTGCCCAGAGTGCTCCTCCTGCTGAAGAGTATGACGGAGGTGAGGAGTACGAAGAGGAGCCACAGCAATTCGGCGGAGGAGGCGGCCAAGAGATGCCGGCCGATGGGTACAAGACGATCGAAGACGAGAAGGCTGACCTCCTGAACAAGATTAGTCGCCTGATTAAGAAGGGTATCCAGGGCAATGGCCGCCTGAACTCTTACTCGAGCATCGAGGAGATTCGCACCGAGTACAAGCGGATGACGTACAGCATCGAGGTTGATCGTTCAATCAAATTCCAGAAGCGCATGCTGATTGCCACAGTGACTGGCCTCGAGTTCCTGAACAAAAAGTTTGACCCGTTTGACCTGCAACTCGACGGATGGTCTGAGAATGTTATGGAACAGACTGACGATTACGACGGAGTATTCGAGGAGCTCTACAACAAATACAAGAACAAGATTGAGGTCGCACCTGAAATTAAGTTGCTCATGATGGTGGGAGGATCTGCGATGATGTTCCACCTGACCAACTCTATGTTCAAGCAGGCTGTTAATGTTTCTCAGGTGATGAATCAGAATCCTCAGCTGCAAAAGGATATGATGGATGCTGTTCAGAGAGCCCAGCAGCCAATTTCCACGGGCGGTCCTCCGCGCCCAGGACTTCGTGGCGAGATGCGAGGACCGGGTGTAGACTTTAGTTCACTTATGGGAATGATGGGACCTCCTCCGTCTGCACCTCCTCCCCAGGTGGATGAACTCTCCGATGTCGTCAGTGACGCCGGAGGGGACGAGGTTCGCGAGGTGACTGTAAAACCAAAAAAGGGACGCAAATCTAACAAGAAAGAAATTTCTATCTAGATAGTAACAGATGGCCTTGTGTATGGCCCCCCTCGGAGAGTGGGACGAGCCCTTGATCCTCAGGGCTCCTGTTCCCGCACCTGCGTACAAGACCCCAGGGCCGGATAGGACCGAGTGTAATTACTTGGTCATGTTTTTCGTCCTGGGCGTATTTCTTCTTGCCCTCATGGATTCGATGTGAGTGCTGAAGGCTCACAACAACTTCCCCTTGATAACCTCAGTGTCTCGAGGACGCTCTTCACCCTCAACCACTATACCAAGTTCCCTGTACGTCGTGAGTCTCTTGCGCCACATGGAATACAAAACGGACCAAGAGTCCACAATGTCCCATATAACCGGACGCGAAGCACCCCTGAGGATTCTCCCCACAGCCTGCTTCACGTCTGAGTGTGGAGTAGCCAAAAATACAGTATCGAGAGTCGGAATATCCAGACCCTCTTGGGCCAGACTAAAGGTCCCTATGACTATGCGAGCCTTGGCCGCCTCGTCAAGAGTCTTCTGATCAAGACCCCCTATGTAAAGTGCGGAATTAGGTAAATTTTCCTTGAGCCAAAAGGCGTGCTCGCGTCTGTCCGTCAGCAAGAGTATATGTTGTCCTGGACTTTTCAAAACAATTTCTTTTAAAAGTTTATTTCTTTCTGGAATCTGAGTCAACTTTGTGACAACTCCGGCAAAATCCACCTTTCCGAACCTCGTCACGGGCGGTGCCTCCAGGAACTCCTTGCATGTAAAAGGAACCCTGTTGGCCGTAACCTGAGTCTGCTGGGTCCTTTGAATTCTGAGAAACTCTGGACCCATAAACCAGTACAAAAGACGGGTCAGGCCGTCCTTGCGTTCGGGGGTCGCTGTCAGTCCGAGGGTGTACTTGGGAGCCATGAGAAACATGGCTTGTGAAAAGGCCTGAGCGGCTATGTGGTGAGCCTCGTCGACTATGAGTGTCCCGAATGACTTGAAGGCTCCCGGTGCAAATTGGCGCTGGCACAGAGTCTGGATCATGGCGATAACAAAGTCATTTCCTATGTTGAATTCATCTTGTTGAATACGACCTATCGTCGAACCCGGGCAGAACTGTTGAATGCGCTCGATCCACTGATCTGCCAAGAATCCCTTGTGGACTATAATGAGCGTGCGGCGCTTAAACTCGCCCGCAAGTGCGAGTGCGCAGACCGTTTTGCCAAGCCCTACGTCGAGCGAAAGAACGCCATTTCCAGCCTTTACTCCTTTTTGAACAGCCTCGACTTGATGAGATCGAAGAGTCCCCGTAAAATTAATAGTAGCGGGGACTCCTTCCGTTCCTGGGGGTGGAACTTTTCCATCCTCGTAAAATCTGGGTACTTTGATCGTGCCTTTCTTTGGGCCCTCCTGCCAAACCTTGAATGATGGTGGGCGTATACCGAGCGCATTCTCAATAGGTCTAACGGTTAACAACTTTTTAATATCTGGGCTCGAAGGCACCTCCATGGAGACAAAGACCTGGAGGTCTTTAGATCAGAGGCTTTATGGCCGAAAGTATCCAGTGGCCCTGGCCGTTCCAAACCTTCCGAATCATCTCTACCTCGCACGACTCATCGGCCTTCATGTCCTGCACGGGCCTTATCCCATCAATTTTCACATTCATGACTCGGTTGTACCGCCACGGGATCTTCACGGTACGGATTTCCCCTGAGCCCATATCTAGGTCCATGTATTTCCGTCCTTCACGGTCATACATGGCTCTAAAGATTTTTACAAACATTATTTTTTTATTGTTTTTTGTTTCTAAGACATATAACGACCAACTGACATTCCACGCCCTGGACGATACTCGTGTCTAGACAATTCAATAATTTTATTTTGTTTTTTATTTTCCAGCCAAACTTTTGTGGGGCCGATGGTCCAAGGGTCCCACCACCCGTCTTTAAACAAAGTATCATCAACGATAAGAATAGTATTTTCATGGGACAAGCGGCGGCAGTTGTCGACATCTGCCTTCGCCACTTCGTAGTCGTGCCCTCCATCGATGAATATAAGATCAAATTTTACATTACAAATAAATTCTGGAATTGTTTTAGTACTGTCACCTATCACAAGTGTGTGTCTCCCGGGGTACGTGGCATCTATATATTCTTTTGCGACACGTGCATATGAGTGTTCGCCCAAGTCAAAAGAAGTTAAATTTATTTTTTTATTATTTTTCAGAAAAACATCTGCAGAACTTCCCGCGTTGAAACCAATTTCCATTACATTTAATATTCCTGGTCTATTTACCAGTTCAGCCAGATCCTCTTCTTGTTGCGGTACATCGCAGCACCCGCCTTCTTTCATTTCACATCCTTTGCTATTCAAAAAATCATAAAGAGACATATCTTAATTTAAATTAAATTCCTTAATTAGTTCATCAATTGTCTTATAGTACCGTGCAAGGTCCTTTTTGAACCGGGCATCCTGGGGCATTTCGTTCTTCACTATATAGGCCAGGTTGGCCTTTGAGTACTTCGTTCTCTTTTGATTCTCGGTCGGCTTGCGGGGCACTTGCTTTCGGGTCTCCTTGGGCTTCTTTTTCGGGGCGTCCCTATTGATGAACGACAGAGCCTGCATCACAGTATCTGCCAAATCATCACGCTTCTTGTGCTTGTCGAAAAACTCGACCCACTCGGTATTCGTCTCCTTGATAAACTTCCGGGCCCGCTCGATACTTGCCGCTTTTCGGGCCGCGTACTTTGCCTTCCCGGGTCCTGCAACGTCCGGAACCTTAAAGCGCGCGTCCCAGATGATAACTTCGCGGGTAGGGTCCTTTGCCAAAAGGTATGCGTGAAGAAGGTGCTCCACGGATTTCATACCTTTGTTGCGGTCTGGCTGTTTTTCGATGAGGACTTGAGTCGACTCGAGGATCCACGGTTTCGAATCGAGATGCTTGACGAGACTCAGGAACAGGCCGTCCGAGTGGTTCGGCGGGACTCCATCCACGTCCCAACTTTTAATTTTTTTTGTTTTAGGATCGATGAGGCACATAGCAAGGTTTTTTATTCCTACATCGATACTTAAAAGCATCCTAATTATTCTTTATAAAATATTCTTTAATGGCCGAGTCCGAGGTTTCGATGCACTGCTGGTGGTGTTGTCACCCATGGGTAGGTCCTGATGTTCATGCACCTTACAAGTACGACCCTTTGAGAAAAAGATTTACAACAAAAGGTCATTTTTGTTCTTTTGAGTGTGCCAAGGCTTGGATAATTGAAAGATCTGGACCAAAGTTTGGTGAAATGCTGTCGATCATGGCTCTTTTTCGAAAGCACGCATTCGGGAAATCCGTGCCTTGCTTCCCTGCTCCAAAAAGAGAAACTTTAAAAATATTTGGAGGACCTTTTACAATAGAAGAATTTAGATCAAGTGCAAACAAGGCACCGTGGGTTCATGAACCGGGCGATATTCACATGATTCACGAGATTGAAACGAGAACAAAGGGAGTGGCTGTCCCTTCCGAAGGTGACGGGTCTGGGCTGACGCTCGTCAGGACAAAGCCGCTCAAACGGGCCGAATCGAAACTCGAGGCTGCTCTGAAGTTGAGAAAAAAGGGTCCCGGACCGAGTGCGTAGCACTCGTGAAGTCAGAAAAAGGGTCCTGTGTCTTAGGGAAGGAAAGCGAGTAAAAGAATTTCACACTTTACAAAAATGGCCGAGTCTCTTCGAAACTTTGTTCGAACTTCTTTTGCTCGAATCGTTCCTGACCGCCCGTACGCTCGAAATATCGAAAAGTCGATATGGGAGTGGGCAATCCACGAGACGCGCAAGACCAAACTCCCAGCTTCTATGGACAATCGGTGGTTCAAGGCGCGTTACAAGAACAAAGCGGTCCATCTCCTCTCTGAACTTCAGAGGGACCCTTCGTGGGTAACGTGCACTCTCAACGTGACTCCAGACGGGCGCGTCGGCGTGAATCTGGGACTTCAGCCGCAGCTTCAGCACCGAATATTCGCCAAGGAACTCAAGTCGAGCGAGTTGGTCGTGACTCCCGCGGAAATTCTCTGGCCCAGCGGACCTTGTTCACAGGCCCAGTTCGCCTTCAATAAGAAGGAGCTGAGAATGGAGGAACTCAAGAAACTCGAAGAGGGCTATGAAGGATTATTAAAGTGCGGAAAATGCCGCAGCCTCAAGACGACCTACTACCAGCTGCAAACGCGTTCGGCCGACGAACCTATGGTACGTACCCGTGTTACTTTGTCCGTTCGTTTTCTGACTCTTCCTGCAGACAACCTACGCCACCTGCAAGGCCTGTGGACACAAGTGGAAGTTTTGTTAAAATTATTTTGTTTGTAAATAGTACCAACATGGTAGGCCGTAAAGCAATCCCTCACCACCCAACGAAGTTCCTCAACTCCAAGCGCCGCGTTATCCACATGACTGCCGAAGGCAAGTATGTGGCCATGACTGACGGCGGCAAGAAGATTTACAACCCCAAGGCTCATTACGTCAAGAGCCCAGGCGGCACGGTCCGTGTAGCCCACAACTCCAACGCGCGGATCCCAACCAAGATTCGCAAGGTTGCTGCCCGTAAGCCCCGGTCTAACCGTGGCAAGGCTCGTGGCGCCTATGCCGGTGTTCGTGCAGGAGCCCTGGCCGCCCTGTACAGCCCCAAGGCAAAGCGCGGCCGTGGCCGTCCCCGGAAGTACCTGGTGAGCCCAGGCGGAAACATGGGCCTGGCCAAGCTCTTCGGCGGTATGCCAGTGCGCAAGGCCCGCAAGCGCCACGAGGGTCTGCCAATTCCTCGCAAGCGCAAGGCCAAGGATCCCCTGGCCCGTCTGATCGCATCTCTTAACTAGATGCGTAAAATGACTTAAAAAAGATTTATTAGAGACTCTCAATGAGTCTCGTGCGTGTCTGGACCAACGTCGGTCAGAAGAAGCCAAAGGCTCTTTTGGCCAAGATATTCTCTACTGCAGAGGGTCCAGAGTATACGATACGGTACCTAAGTTCCGTATCGGAAGAGGACGACAAAGGTCGCACAGTCTTCCGATATGAGGACGAAATATATCAAGTCGACGAAGATTCTATTGCAGAATGGCTCGGCACGGACGAAGAGACTGATATAGGCTACACGCCTCTCGATGACGGCTCTTGGATCAAGGGTGACCAAGACTCTGATTATTTTCCAGATTCTTCCGACGAGGACGAGACGGATGACGAAGAGGAAGACGACCCCACGGACGACGAGGAAGACGAGCTAGAGGATGACTTTGAGGACGAGGAAGAAAATGATGACTATGAGTAAAGATGAATTGGCTTATCCTTCTTTTGGTTGTAATTCTGGCTGCGTGGTTTTTCCTCTCGTGCAGGAAAAAGGAGGAGAAGTACTGCGGGTGTGGCGCCGGAGGAGGTCCCTAAATTTTCTAACCGCCTAGAGTAATGGCTATGACCATCAGTTTTGGCGAGTCAACCGGTTCTACACTTGCCAACTGGGGATTTATTCTCTTGATTCTTGCTATGTTTCTGTTTTTCAGTGGGTTGTGGAGATCCATCAGCAATCAGTGGAACAAGTTTTTCAGAGCGAGACTATGGACCCAAACTATAGGGAATGCAAAAGCGACCTGGAATTCTGCTCCCCCTGAAATGACTCAGCCATTTCCAACTTCGGTCGTTCCTCCGGCCGACCTCATGCCGGCCGGGACGACTCCAGCGGTTGTTCCAGTCGTGACTCCGGCCGGTACTTCTGCTCCACCAGGAACTCCGCCCGAGCCAACATCCACGGGAACGGCCGCGCCGTCTCCTCTCAAGACTACTTAAAAACAATAAATACTTTTATTAAAATGTCAAAGACTATCACTCAGCAATTTGTAGACTCGTTCGATCCCAAAGATCAAAAGCATGTAGCGTGGCTTCAGAAGATGCTTAACATCAAACTCGACCCAGAGGTTATGGTTGATCTGGCCAAGGAGGTGAATACAAATCCAATGAAGATTAAGATTTCTCAAATTGATGCGCTCGACTGGCCTCATATCAGTTTTGTAATTTGTGCCAAGTACTCAAAGGCTGTACTGTGTGGAGAGGCTATAGTTCCAATGATAAAATCTGGTTAAATCGCTCTTGGTAAAACTCTACAGGTGCGCTAAATTCATACATACTTCCTGACAAAGAATGTACATCATTAGTAGATATGATTTCATCGACCGAAACCATATCTAGTATATTACTCGTGCAGTAAACTTTCAAATCTTCAAATTCCCAAGAAAATATTGTGAGAATTGAAAGTTCTCCATCTTTCTTGGCTGTCGGGAGATGGAGGCCTCCCTCCGTCATGTTCATATTTGGCCATTCCTGGTGAGTCAAATAACTCGATTCTAGCATAAGTCCCATGAAGAGTGCGTCATCCCATGTTTTGAATCCAACTACAGAAATTTTAGTATTTTCTGATAGTTTCATTGTAAATGCGTCATTTGGCTTGCAGTGAAGTGTGTAAAATGTGGGTCTTGGGCGGTCAATTGTCTTGGCTAGGGGGCGGGGCGGTGCCAGCATCTTACTATGGCTGATGAAAAAGGGTTTTGTGTCCAAGCGCCAGTTCTCCGCAGTCTTTCTGTTCCACAAAACAAACCTTGCCTACTCATAGTAATGGAGTGCTCAGTGTGCTACTGTGAGTCTGGCTCCTTCTGCAATCTGACCTGTGGACACTCGTTTTGCAAGACGTGCATAAAAACCTGGTATCTCAAGGGAACTGGAACGGGCTGCCCCATGTGCCGGAAGCCGATCCACTTCAAGGGATTTTCCAAGATTCGTGAACAGTGGGACCAAGAGTCTTGCGAAATCAGGTGCATCGAGATTATCGACGAGGCGATGACTGCAGTGATCGAAGAGGCGTTCGATTTTTGTGCCGAGGTTCGGAGCAACCGCATGCGCAAGATTATTCTCGAAGGCGTGATGGAGGACCTTTCAGACATCGAGAAGACGGCTCGATTTCTGAAAAGCTGGGATGTTTCTCCACAAGAGTTGGAGTACTGGCTGCTGGAGACGGACGACTACTTTTCTGACAGGAATATCGGAAAGGGGGAATGGCTCGACGAGCCGCCGAAGGAGTTTGCGACCAAGTACCCAAGACTGGACCGAAGCTACAAGGCGGGAAAGAGATGCAGGGCCCGCCCGGACGAGTGGTACTCTGTGAGTTTTGTAATCAGTATGGTATAGACCCTGCTGGAGCGTGTAACATGAATATACCTCCTATGATCAAAGCAAGTCCTGCATATTCACTAGGCCTGTTGAGTCTTTCTCCCAGAATTAGATAGGCCGCAATAGACTCAATTATAGCAGATACTCCGTCCCACATACCGTTTACATAAAGAACATTCCCCTCCTTGAGGCTCTTTATCAGGAAATAAATGACTGCAACGTATCCAAGAGATCCTTGGGCAAAGGATGCCTTGGCTCCTGTCCGTGCGAAAGACTTGTAGCCAAAGTCTCCTAGGACTTCGGCAAATGACAGAAAAAGAATATTTTTTAAACTCATATTTCTGTATATCCATAAGTGATTTTATTATTGACTACGAGGGTAGGGAACCCGTTCACAAAGTCTGGACATTTCTGAGTGTTGCAGTCGACAAAGTGATACGGAAGGCCCTTGGCGTTCATATATTCCAGTTGCTTCTTGCACCACCCGCACGAAGGTGAGCCGAAGATGAGCGTCTGGTCGTAGCCACTGGAGGACCGCATCCATAGAATCAGGCCGACGAGTACTAGCGCGGCAAGAAGTATAAGCTTCATTAATAATAGTCAACTTTATTATCGACCTTCTGATAAGGGTTTATGAAAGAAAATGCGAGGTCCCGGTTCTTGTGCTCGCGAGCCTGCTTGACGCATCCTGGGCATCCGCCACAGCCCGTGCACTGGTTCCCCAGGCCGGTGTACGCACTCACGGCTCCGAGCATGAGCAAAACGGCCACAAAGGCAATTACGATCTTCACAAGTCCCTGACGCATTCTTACAATGTGCATAGATAAAAACTCTGGTACCTGATACCATAGAAATGGACACTATTAGTGCAGTCGTTGAGCTTGTGCGCGAGAATGAGGAGATGAGCAAGTCTCTTGAGATGTACGAGTCTTTGTTCGAGAGCCTGATCGGAAAGACGGTGACTATGTCTCAGAAGATCAAGAACAAGACTCGGTGGTACACCTGCGAGATTGAGGAGTTTGACACTGGCGCGGGCGAGTGGCTCGTGCGAGACATTGAGTCGGACGAAGTATTTCCTCTTACATTTGAAAAACTATTCGATGGTTCAGTAACTATCAACGAGCCGCCCGAACCAATCAAGCGGACTGTGAGGTTCCAGTAGCCTGAGTATGCAAATCTACAGCGAAAACTAAAAGTCCCGACCATATCGCATTAGCCCACAATTCTTCATCTCTTGTAACGAGTATCGTATTTGTCTTGTCGTTGTATTGTTCTACTAGTTTTGCTCTGGTCAACCCGAGCATGCGCAGATAAACCTGAATCTGCACATTCTCATAGTCCCTCAGAGTTCTGAATAGGCCCCGTGTCCTGTTCTTGATTTCGACGAGAGTCTTGTTTCCATTTGGCTCAATCTCAATTCTGTCAATTTTTCCAACAACGCAAAACTCTGTGCCGTCTTCAGTCTCCAAGAGAGGCAAGGTATAGAAAGAGTTGTCTCGGACGAGTACAGCCCCAGTATCTTCCGTGACTTTGTCGGCTGTCCGGTCCTCAGACCGAGTTCCGTGCGTCGTGTAGCATCTGGACCTCAGGTGCTCTATGACCTTCTCCTTGTCTTCTGAGGCGAGTGTCGCGTCGCTTTCAATCTTCTCCTTCGCTTTTTCGTAGTTTGACTGAGCCTCTGCAGAATCCTTGGCCTTGAAAGATACAGCCTGACCCAGGACTTTTTGGGCCTCGGAGGACTTGGCTAGGGAAGCTTGGGCCTCCTCGCGCTTTGTCAGGCCTACAAAGGTATTTGGCCAATACTTTTTCCAAAGTTCATCTCGGACCTCAGTCGCCGGTTTGTACGGATTCAGGCCTATGCAAGAAGCGACATCACTCGCTTTAATCACGATACGTCGAGCCATTTTCTGTATAGATCCCTTATGCTTTAGACCTTACCAGGACACAGAACCATTTTTTTTGTAAGACAATAGTAATTATGGGAAATTTCTTCAGTATGATTTTTGGTGGACCGTCAATTCCAAAGATTCCAAAGATAGGCAAGGGACTCATGGGACTCAAGGGAGGCAAAGACGCCAAGGGCGGCAAGGGACTCATGGGACTCAAGGGAGGCAAGGACGCCAAGGGCGGCAAGGACGCCAAGGACGCCAAGGGAGCCAGGAGGGGATTCTTCAGGAAACGTAAGTCGGAATTTACAGAGGACTCTTTTGTTCCAGGAACCTATATGACTGATAGTTACACCAATCATGCGGGAGGAAGTCATTTGACTCCTGCAGGACTGTCTGCATCCAATACCAAAACTGGGAAGCCGACCAAGCCGCCAACTCATGGAAAGTCCCCGTATCCAGAAGAATTTTCCGACATTCTGGAAGGAGCCATGCCGCTGAGCCCTATCCCTGTCCCTATGGTCGAGCACAAGGCGCCAACATATCGCTCAATGAATGACGTTATTATTCTGCTTTCTCTTCTTTTCATCAGTGTCGTGCTCGTGCGTCGCAAGTAAAGACGAGAATTCTTAAAATATAAAATGTGCCACCTCGCACCACGCAAAATCAAAGCAATTGATGTAAAGCATGCTATCAAGCACGCTCAGAACCTTTGCTTTAATTTTGAAGATTCCCCCGAGTGCCGAGCGGCCTGGGAAATTGTCGACGAACTTACTCAGGAGGTCGAGCGGTCAAAGAGAAAGTATGATTTGTAAAAGAGCCCATATCGTCTGTGCAGTCGTGAGCCAGAAGAACTGTGGGGTGAGTACCCGTCCAGCACATTTACAATCTTTATTTTTTTCAATTTTTATGTATCGTAGAGCAACAAAGCCGTATATGACTGCAAGGAACGCCATCGGCCAGTTGAGCAAGTGTGAAAGGCTTAATAGACGGGAAAACTGAAACACAAGACCGGCGGAGAAGAAAAATTGCATATAGTCTCTGCTGAGGCCCTTTGCGCAGTCGCACTTGGAAAGACTTCTGATCCAGCGGAGAACGTACGTGAGGATCAGAATATTCACAACTGCTATCCACATATACTTTTAACAAATAATGTTTTTACAGTAGGATCCAGATGTTTAGGAAGTTTTTTTGTAAATTCTTTTTTTAGATCCTCTCGGGCCTTTTCGACTATTTTATCCTCGTGCCAGTTGTACTCGTCACAGAGGATAAAGTAATCTTCGTAGTCTTTGACTTTTGTAGTCCCTATTTTAAGAATCTGTATTGATTTCAGGGTCGGGACGTGTCTGTTAAGGACTTTTTTGATTTCTTCCCATTTCATGCATCTCAGATAGACGTGCGCCCTAACACGTTTCTCTAGAAGACGGAGGAGAGCCATTCCTGTTATTAGCTTATAAGTTTTGGGCGCGACCGTAGGTCGCTCACTCAAAATTTGCATTCTTGACCCTCAAGAATTGAAGGGCTGCGCTCCTCGGATTTAGCTACTGTAGAGCATTGCGCCCATCCCCTTCTGAATACGCAGGATGTTGTAGTTCATGGCGTAAATGTACCCCGTGGCCCCGCCCGCAATTTGGGCCAAGGTGCTGTTACTGGGGGTGATGATTCGGTACGAGTCGAGACGCGAGAAATTGAGGGTCCCGGTCGGCTGGAGTTTGGAGGTGTCGAGGCAGTACGGAATGAGGGTCACTGGCACAGTTCCCGTGGCCGCCTTGTAGCCGTAGGGCGTGTGGTAGTACTGAGGGACATCCTGCCACTGGAAGAGGGAGCGGCTGTCTCCGACGTCCACGCCGTTGATCTGG